TTTTCTGATTTTAATGTTGCATTTCAAACAATGAGATTAATTGAAGAAAGATTACAATTTGCATTTATGTTAAATACATCTGTGCAAAGAAATAATGACAGAGTTACAGCAACAGAAATAAATTATGTATCAAAAGAATTAGACGATAGTTTAGGTGGTCTTTATTCTTTATTATCACAAGAATTACAACTTCCATTGATAAACAGATTGATGTTTCAAATGGAAAGAAAAAAAGCATTACCTAACTTACCTAAAGATAGCATACGTCCTAAAATTGTAACAGGATTAGAAGCATTAGGTAGATCAAGTGATTTACAAAGATTAAATACATTTGTTAACCAACTACAACCTTTTGCAGAACAACTAATGACATACTTAAATTTAGATGAATATGTAAAAAGAGTTGGTACTTCACTTGGAGTTGAAATGGAAGGTTTAATAAAATCTCCTGAACAAATCCAAGCTGAACAACAAGCTATGCAAGAACAAATGATGATGCAACAAAATTCCCCTGCCGTTGTAAAAGAAGGTATGGGTATAGTCAGGGATAGTTTTAAAGACCAAAGAACAAAAAATAATAAGGAGAACTAATGGTTGAGAAAGTAGAAATACCTGCGGAAGAAGTAAAAGAAACGCAAGAGTATCAAGAAGAAATGATAAAGAAAGCTGATGATGCAAATAACGTTGCAAATAGTGAAACAGCTCCAACTACTGAACCTGTTAAAGAAGAATTAATACTTGGTAAATTTAAAAGCCAAGAAGATTTAATTAAATCTTATCAGGAGTTGGAAAGAAAACAATCTGAAGCACCAAAAGAAGAAACTAAATTAGAAGCAAATAAACCTGTTAATTTTGATTTTTCTTCTGCTGAAAAAGAGTTTGAAGAAAATGGTGAGTTAAGTGAAAACACAATTCAATCTCTTGAAAAAGCAGGATTACCTAAATCATACATAGACAATTATCTTGCAGGTTTAGACGCTGTTGCACAAAAGTTTGAACAACAAGCTTTTGATAGCACAGGTGGTGAAGAAAACTATAAAAGAATGACTGATTGGGTAACTGAAAATTTACCTGAAAGTGAAATACAACAATTTAATGATAACATTGGTAAAGATAACGAAACAGCATTATTTACTATTAAAGGTATGTATGCTCGTTTCCAATCTGAAACTAAAGAACCAACTTTAGCAACAGGAACTAACGCACAACAATCTGGATCAGCATACGAAAGTATTGGTCAAATGAAAGCTGATATGGCTGACCCTAGATATGCAACAGATAGTGCATTTAGAAAAATGGTTGCAGACAAAGTTTCAAGATCAAAAGTTATTTAACAAAATTCTGTGGATAAATTGCTGTCCTAGAATAGCACGTAAAAGTAAGACTTAACCCGTTTGAGGACGGATAATTCTGAAACTGAAATTACTACGCTTTATTAGCAACAACCTATAAATACAAGGAGATATAAATATAATGTCAAATTATACTGTATCAAATATAGGTCAGAATGCTGCGACTGGTAGTACAACAGCTTCTTTTCTGAAAATTTTCAGTGGAGAAGTTATTACTGCTTTTGAAACAGCAAACTCGACACTAGATAAGCACTTGGTTAGAACAATCTCTAGCGGAAAAAGTGCACAGTTTCCTATCGTTGGTAAAGCAACTGCTTCATACCACACAGCAGGAAACGAAATTACTGGTGGTTCAATAACTCACAATGAGAGAACAATCTCTATTGAGAACTTATTGATTGCTCCAGTATTTATCGCAAAAATAGACGAAGCTATGTCTCACTATGATGTGAGATCAATCTACTCAAAAGAACTTGGTAGAGCTCTTGCAAATCAGATGGACAAGCACGTTTATCAAAACCTACTTTTAAATAGTAGAGCAAGTGCGGCTTCGCCACAAGCGGCGGGTCAACAAATTACTGACGCTGACTTCGCAACTAATGCGGCTTCTGCGGCGGCTACTATTTTTAGTGCGGCTGAAAAATTAGATGCGGCTGATGTGCCTGCGGAAGACAGATATTGTGCTGTCTCTCCTGCGGTATATTACAATCTAATCCAAGCGACTACTGTTATTAACAGAGATTGGGGCGGATCAGGTTCTTACTCTGATGGTAAAGTATTAAAAGTTGCAGGTATTAACATTGTACCTACAAACAACTTACCATCTACAAACATTAACTCTGGCGTTGGTCAAGGTTCATCTACAAACTTTGCAGGTGACTTCTCTAACACAGTTGGTTGTGTTTGGCAGAAAAATGCAGTTGGAACAGTTAAATTAATGGACTTGTCTACAGAGATGGAATACCAAATCCAAAGACAAGGTACGTTAATGGTAGCTAAATATGCTATGGGTCACGCACCTCTAAATCCAATCTGTTCGATTGAAATTAAATCTGCGTAATTTATTACGTTTGGTTTACACTTGGGAGGCGGCTTTGGTCGCCTCTCACTAAATAGAATTTATTATGACAACTACAGTTACAACTAAATTAGAAGCAATAAATGTAATGCTTACTGCGATTGGGGAAAGCCCAGTTAACACAATTACATCTTCAACAACAACTGATGTTTCTATTGCAATACAAATATTAGATAACGTATCAAGAGAAGTACAAAGTGTTGGGTGGCATTTTAATACTGACACTAATTATTTACTTGCTAAAAATTCATCTAATCAAATTGTCTTACCTTCAAATTGTTTAAGAGTAGATAACTCAAACAAAGATGCAGATTTAGATTTAGTTGAAAGAGGTAGAAAACTTTGGGATAGAGAAAATCATACTTATACTATTACTAAAGATATTAGAGTTAACATAACTTGGTTTTTAGAATTTACAGAATTACCAGAAACGGCTAGAAGATATATTACAATTAGAGCCGCTAGAATATTTCAAGATAGAATGTTAGCATCAGAAACTTTACACGCATTTCATCAAGTTGATGAGCTTTCAGCTTTATCTGCATTAAAAGAACACGAAGGAGATACTAGAGATCATAGTATTTTTGATAACTATAGTACATACAGAGTTATTGACAGAGATAATTTTCAACCTGCGAAAACTACAATTAGCGATGAATAATGAGTGCAAGATTAATTTCAAATTCAATTCCAAATTTATTGAATGGGGTGTCCCAACAACCAGATACAGTAAAGCTACCAAATCAAGCAACAATACAAGAGAATGGTCTTTCTGATATTATTACTGGTCTAGGTAAACGACCACCTACTGAACATATTGCAAAATTAAATACTGATACCTTAACAAATAGTAAAGTACATATTATAAATAGAGACAGCAACGAACAATATGCTGTTCTTGTAAATAATCAGTCTATAAAAGTTTATGATTTAGCAGGTAATAATAAAAGTGTAGTTACTCCTGATGGATTAACTTATTTAACGTCTACAAATCCACAACAAGATTTTAATTTAGTAACTGTTGCTGATTACACATTTATTGTTAACAAAACTAAAACAGTTGCAAAATCAGGTTCGCTATCTACAGCTAGACCTGATGAAGCAATATTTTATGTAAAAAATGGTCAATACAAAACTACTTATGAAATTAATATTGATGGTTCAAACGTTGCTAGTTTTCAAACTTTAGATAATTCTAGCTCTAGTAATGCTTCATCAATCACTACAGATAATATAGCTACCGAGTTAACAAACGATTTAAATTCTAATTTATCAGGATACACTATTGTTAGAGATGGCTCTATTATATATGTAAAGAAAAATTCAGGAACTTTTACTGCTGAAGTATCAGACGGACTTGGTGGTGATGGTTTAATTTTAGTGAAGGATAAGACTAACTCGTTTGCTGACTTACCATATAAAGGTTATACTGGATTTGTTGTTGAGATTGTAGGAGATGGTGGTACTGAATTTGATAACTACTTCGTACAATGGGACGGAACTGCTTGGGTTGAAACTGTTAAAGATGGTTTAGATAATTCATTTGATACATCAACAATGCCACATTTGTTGATAAGAACGGCAGACGGAAATTTTAGGTTTTGCAAAGCAGACGGTTCATCTTACACGGTTAGTGCTACTTCATATACGGAACCCGAATTTGCATCTCGAACAGTAGGGGACGAGACTACAAGTCCCGACCCTACGTTCGTTGGTAGAAAGATTAATGATATATTCTTTTATAGAAATAGACTTGGGTTTTTATCTGATGAAAATGTAATCTTTTCTAAAGCAGGAAAGTTTTTTACTTTTTGGGCAACTACAGTAACAACTGCTGTAGATGATGATATGATTGATTTAGCTGTTAGTCATAACAAAGTATCTATCTTAAAATATGCTGTACCATTTAATGAACAGCTTGTTTTATTTTCAGATCAATCGCAGTTTACTCTTGATGCTGAAGAAGTGTTATCAGCTAAAACAGTTTCAATTAATCAAACTACTGAATACGAAATTGATGATGGTGTAAAACCAATAGGTCTTGGACAAAATATTTACTTTGGAATATCTAGAGGTAGCTTTGCAGGTGTTAGAGAATACTATGTAAATGCTGATACAGAAATTAAAGATGCGTTAGATACAACTGTAAATTTACCAAGATATATTTCAGGTGGTCTTAATGGATTAAAAGGTTCATCTTCTGAAAATACGTTATTTGCTTTTGCTTCAGGAGAAAGAAACTCTTTATTTGTTTATAAATATTATTTTGATGCAGGAACAAAAGCTTTACAAAGGTCTTGGTCTAAATATAAATTTGTAGATACAGATGTCTTATTAGATGGCGATTGCATACAAAATTATTTGTATATGGTTATTAAAAGAGCTGATGGTACATATTTAGAAAAACTAAATTTAAAAACAAATGAAGTAGATACAGGATTAAGTTTTCCAGTTTTATTAGATCGTAAAACGAGTTTGACAGGTAGTTATGATAGTGCAACAAATAAAACTACATTTACACTTCCATATCAAGAAACAAATTCTATGGACGTTGTTTTAGGTGGGTCTTGGTCATCTACACAAAAAGGAAGAAACATTCCTATTTCAAGTACAACAAGCACAACTGTAGTTGTAGATGATGACTATTCTGCTAACCCTGTTCTTGTAGGAAGAAAATATACATTTAAATATCAGTTTCCAACTTTCTTTGTAAGAGAACAAAAAGCAACTGGTAATGCTACTTCTGTAAACACAGGTAGATTACAATTAAAGAAAATGAGTATTATATTTGGAGACACAGGTTTCTTTGAAGTTAATTTAACACCACTAGCTAGAACAACATCTGTATATAAATTTACAGGTCAAGTATTAGGATCAAGTACATTTACTATTGGGCAACCTAATTTAGAAAGTGGTACGTTTAAATTTCCTATTCAATGTAAAAATACAGATACAGTTATATTCATATCTTCCGATAGTTACTTACCTTGTAATTTTCTTTCGGCAGAATGGGAAGGGGTATTTTCTGTTCTTTCTCAACGAATAATAACTTAATGAAAATAGATGAAATAGAAGCAACTAGCGAACATATAAAATTATTAGTAAAAGATTTAAGACCTGAAGATAAAAGAGAAATTATTTCTAAAACAGGAACAGATGATTTAGAAAAAACTTTGCTTAAAGGTTTTACTATGACGGATTATTGTAGATCGTTTTTTGTAGATGATGAAATTGCAGGAATTTATGGAGTAGTAGCATCACTTGATGATAAAAAAATTGGCTCTCCGTTTTTACTTTGCACTCCTAAAATTAAAAAGATTAAAATTAAATTTTTAAAAGAGTGTAAAAACAGAGTAAAAGAAATGGAAGATAAGTTTCCTATACTATTTAATTATATAGATAGTAGAAATAAACTTCATTTAACTTGGCTTAAATGGTGTGGGTTTAAAATTATTAACGAAAAAATGTTTAACAAAGTTTTGTTTTACGGATTTTATAAGGAGAAAAAAGAATAATTATGTGTACTATGGAAGCGTATATCGCAACAAGAGTGTTACAAGGTTATACGCAGTACCGATCTGATAAAGCTAAAGCTAACTATATTAATCAACAAGCAGAAACTAAAGGTGCTAGATTAAGAAACGAAGCTATTTACACAGATAATGCTTTTATTAGAAAACAAGAAGCTGAAGAAGATAAAGCGGCATTCCAAAAAGAAAAAGTTGCTACACAAAAATTAAATGTTGAAGGCTCTGCAAAAGTTGCATTCTTTGAAAAAGGTTTAGGTGGTAATTTATACAATACGGTTCTTGGAGATATATCTAGACAAGCAGGTAAACAATTTAACACAATAGATCAAAACTATGAAAATAAATTAAGAGCTATTGGTTATGATCGTTTGTCTTACAATAGAAGATACACAAATCAAATTTTAAGTTTACCACGAGCATACAAACCAAGTTTTATGACTTATGCTTTATCTACTGCTGTAGATATTGGTGGAGTGTATATGGCTAATCAGGCACCTAAAACACCAAGTTCAATGGAATATCAAACAATAGATAGTAGTTTAGGAAGTAGTTAATGGTTAAAATAAATACAAATCTTGGAGTTAGCGTCAATTTAGAAAACGCACCTACTCCAAAACCAATAATGAATGTTGGAGAAGAAAAGATTGTTGGTAAAGATAAATTTGGTGCATTAGCTGATACATTAGCACAAATAAATCCTACTATTAAAAAATTAGCCGATCAAGATTTAAAACAAAAAGCCGAAACATCATTAGAAGAAGGTCAAGCTAAAATAAATGGAATGACTTTAGAAGAAGCTAAAGAAGCTCACAAGAATGGTTTTCCTGATATATTTAATGGTTGGGCTAGATATGGTGCATACAAACAATATGCAAATAATTCTGTAGATAATTTTATACAAGATTTTAAAGCTGACTATTGGTCTAAAAGAAATCAAGAAGGTTATAATTGGCAAGATCATTATAATGAATCAAGTGGAGTTTTTTTAGAAGGTAAACAAGGAGATGAATTTTTTGCTTCTGCTTACAATACAGGCACAGAAGAATTAAGAAGATGGTTAAATGTAAAAGAGTTTGAAAAACAACAAGAAGAATTACAATTTAAAGTTATTGGTAATACTTCTTTAGCTATACAAAACTTACCTACTAAAGTTGAAGAACAATTAGAAATAGCTTTTTATGAAGATGAATTAGCTAACGATCCTGAAGGTATGAATGTTAATGGTTATCAGGAAAGAAAAGCAAAATTCTTTCAAGATAATATGTCTAAAACATTTAAGGATATGTTTTATAAATTAAAAGAAAACAAAAATACTGCTTTATCTAATGCTGATTTTGATGATGTAGTTATTAATGAAGCTGAACTACACGCAACATTAGATGGTAGATTTGCAAGAGAATATATAGAATTATTAACAACAAATAGACCTGACGGCACTCCTGCAATTATTAATAATCCTAAATATCAAGATAGAGTTGTTAAACTTGTAGATAAATTAAGAGATGCAATTACATTAAACAACAATACTGTAAATTGGTACAATGGTAATGTTGGTTCAATGTCTAAAACTGACAGAACAGAATTAGGTTCTGATATTTTTCAAAAAGAATATAATAGAAGAAAATCAGAAGGTCTATCTGATGCTGACGCATTTTTAGCTACTACTATGACTATGATGTCAGGTATGAAAAGAAATGAGCCTGTCAAACAAATAGAAGATTTATTAAGTAAACCATTAACTAGAGAATATACTGAAGATAACAAACTAGCTTTAGAGGTGTATGCCGCTTTAGAAAAAAATGGTATCACAGGAATTTATTTTAAAGAAAACGATAAGAACAGATTTAAGTATTTTGTAGCTAACGTTAGAATACAAGCAGGAGAAGACCCACGAGATGTTATATTAAGTATGGGTACAATGGATACTACTACAAAAGAAATTAATGATTTAACATCACAAGATAAACAAACTATTCAAAGATTTGCTGTAAATATGGCTAACCCAAGAAATCAAGAGTTAGCATATATGGTTGCTAAATATTTTAAAAATATAGCAGGTGGTGTTGATACAGATTACCTTAAACTTACAGAAAAGTTTTTAGATAACCACTATACAAAAATTAATGATCGTTATGTAAGTAATTATAAGTTAAATCAATTTGGTGTTCCTGCTGAAAATTATGATGCTTTTAAAGTAACAGCTATAGAATTATTAAAAGAAAAATTAAATGGTGAAAAGAATATTATTCAAGAAACAGATTTAGTTGGTTTCTTCTTTGATGAAACTAATATTGATGTTGACCAACCAGCACCTAATGTAAATGAAGGAATAGATTTAGATGATTATGAGCTTATTGTTAATACTGATGATGATGTCATATATTTTAAACAAGATGATGGCTCTCCTTTAGAAGTACCCTCTACTGTTGAATATAAAGATGGTCAAACAGTTTGGTTACAATTACCGATTTCTTTAGTTAAAGAAAGATATGAAGCAAAAGTAAAAGAACAAGACGCTAAACAAGCTAAAGAAGATGCAGAAAGACTAGAAAGAATAAGAAGAAACAAAGAAATTCGAAGAAAAGAATTTGAACGAACAAAGGATATGGTACCATAATGAATATAAATTGGAATTTTATTTCAGAGTTAGAAGGTAAAGGCGTAAAGAAAGCTTATGTGCCTAGTGATAACTCTGGAGTTACAGTAGCAACTGGGTTTGACCTAAAAGAAAAAGATGTCAACCTAATGAATGAAATGGGTATATCAGAAGAAACAACTAATTTGTTGTCTCAATTTTTTGGTATGTCAGGTGCAGAAGCAAAAGAAGCATCTGCTAATTTTTCATTAACTGATGATCAAGTAACAGAAATAGATAAAGCAAGTCATAATTGGTATGCTAACCAAGTTAAGAAAACTTATGAAAGTAAAGATCATAAAGTTGCTTGGGACGATTTAAGTGAAGCTATGCAAACAGTAATTGCATCAGTAGGATTTCAACACGGAACATCATTTACAAGAAAAGATGGTTCTGAAATGAATTATATAAAACAAGCTAGAGATAATGACGTAGATGGTATGATTGCTAATCTTCGTAACTTTGGTGATGATTTTAATACTAGAAGAAACAAAGAAGCAGATTTGTTAGAGGACGAAAAAAAAACTCTAGCGAAACAATTTAAACCAAGAGATATAACAAAACAAAAAGATTTATTTAGTGAATTACCTAATGTTAGTAGAGGTTTATTTTTAGATAAAGCATATAACTATAGTGAATACCAAAAGTTTCTTGAAGAACAAAGTACATTTACTGAACAAGTAAAAGCATCAATAAGAGAAAATACAATTATTGCTAATGCGTTTGATTTATTCTTTAACAAAACATTTATTCAACAAGATGGCTTTAGTTTTGATAATAATAAACAAGATTTTTTTGACACAATTAAAAAATATAATTTAAAAGGTGAGTATGTAGATGATCTTGCAGATGCTCTTAATCCTGCACATTTAGATTATTTAGGACAAAAGGCTCAACGACATCAACAGAATGCTGAAATGTTAGCTAGTATGGGGTGGAAAGGTATTGCATTACAATTTGGTACATTTCTTTTAGACCCTGTAAATTTAACAGGATATGGAGCTCTGTCTAAAGTAATGAAAGGTACTCAATTTTTAACTGGTTTAAGCAGAAGACAACATTTTGTTAGAGCAGGATTAGCTTATGGTACAATGGAAGGAGCTCTCTATAGTCCTGTTGTAGCAAATAACCCTACTATGGGTCTAAATGACATAATAATTACATCAGCTTTAGGTGGTACTCTTGGAGGGGGTATCTCTGCATTATTGTCTAAATCTATCAAAAATGTAGGAGTTGCCACTCAACGAGCAGACTTGTTTGAAAACAATTTAACACCTACTAAACAAGCTGAACAAACAAAATTTAAGAATGTAAAACATACTGTTGAAAATAAAAAACTTCAGAAAGACTTATTTGATACAGATATGGTTGAAGGTATAGAGCCAACTTTTCCTGTTTTAAGAAACTTACCATTTGCAGGATTTAGTATGACTAGATCAGGAACTTTAGGATCAAGTATGTCAAAAGTAGCTAAAAAGTTTGCTTTTGATAATTTAGAAGACCCTATTGGTTGGTCAGTCAAAGAAAAAGGTTTAGTTAAAAAAGATTTTGTAGCACAAGAACCTACAACAGAAATTATTAGAGATACAATGGTTATGGAAGCTCATAACGTTGTTTATACTAAAGGTGGTCTTAATGATGCTATGAAAGGCTACTTAAAAGCAAGAGGATTTGGTGGCACATTAGTTAGTGATGTCAAAGGCTTCTTTCAATTTGGACATAAAAGAGACTTTATGTATAAAGTGAAAAGAGCTATGGTTGCATTAAGTAAACCTGCAAAATTAAGAAATGCAGGAGAATTAGAAATACTTAATGATCCAAACATTGTTAAAGGTGCTAATGCTTATGCAGATGGTTTTGAATTATTTGCTAAAAAATTAAGAGAAGCAGGTGTTGAAGGTGCTGAAGATTTAGCGGCAAACACAGGCAGATATTACGTACCAAGAAAAATTAGTTACGATAGTTATTACACTTTGCAACAACGAATTGGCGAAGATGGTATGGAAGATTTAATTACAGGTGCTATCGCTAGAAAACAACCACTTTTAGATAGATTAGAAAATCCTATTGCAAAAGGTGGAGAAGTAAAAATTAAAACTGATAAAGGTAAAACTGCAAAAATATCTATAACTAAAGCAAGACTTTTAGCTAGAGTTATAATGAAGTTTGCAAAATATAATAGCAGACAAGGTGGTTTTGATATTGAACAACTTGTAAAAATTAGAGACCCTCAAAAATTAAAAGAGTATATTGATGATGTCTTTTCTAATTTAGATGATGATATTAGAAATGAATTATTTACAGGTTTATCAAAAGATCAAATTAATATTATTACATCTGGTAGATTTGAAGCAAGAATAAGACTTGATGAAAACTACGAACACGTTTTAACAACAGGAAAAGCAAAAGGTCAAACTGTTAGATTAGATGAAATTTACGAAAACGATATTGATATGTTGTGGCATTCGTACACAAATGAAATGTCAGGTTGGTATGGATTAGCTAGTAAACTCGGTGTTAAAAGCAGAAGTGAATGGTTAAAATATAGCAATCAAGTTAAAGATGATATTACAGATAGTTATAAAAATAATCCATCAGGTAAAATTAGACAACTTGTAAATAGAGGTCAACCTGTTGATGAAATGGCTATTACTGAAGAACATAAAACTATAGATAGTTTCTTTAATAATCTTATGGGACGTTCAACAGAAGGGGGCGATCCATCACAAGGTTATCAGGCGTGGTTAAGAGATTTAAGACGATTTAATTTTATTAGAGTTTTAAACCAAGTGGGTGTTGCACAGCTTCCTGAATTTGGAGTTGTAACTTCACAAGTTGGTTTAAGAACTATGGTTAATCAAATACCTGCAATTAGAAAAATATTTGATGATGCCGCCGCAGGAAAATTACCTGATACATTTAGAAAAGATTTTGCAATTATTGGAGCATCAAATGGTGATGACCACATTTATAGATTACACCAATCATTAGATGTTTTAGATAGAGGTTCTGCAAAAACAGATTTTCAAAAAGGTGCACTACTTTCAAAAGCAGGTGCTAATGCGGCAGAAAAAGTTACAGGTTATACTTCAGGTTTATTACACATAGATAGTTTACAAAGAAAATTAGCTATGCGTGGTTTTGTTCATAATCTTGCAGAAGATTTAATTGAAGGTACTAAAAAAGGAAATTTAATTGAAAGTTTATCTAAAGGTAAACTTAATAGATACAGAGTATTAGGTTTAAGTGATAAAGATTTAATAGCTTTAGCAAAAGAATTTAATAGTCCTAAAGTAGTAACAACAAAAAACGCTTTAGGATATAGAGTATTAAGTTTTGATTTTGTTGCTGTTAAAGATCAAGATTTAGTAAGAAGATTTGCTGTAGCAGTTAATAGATTTACTAGACGTTCTGTTCAATACAATCATATTGGAGATACAAGTAGATTTTTTACAGACAATTCATTTGGAAAAACTATGTCTCAATTTAGACAATTCATAATGAATGCTTGGAACAAACAATTTTTACACAACGTTGCTATGGCTGATGCACAAACATTTTCTATGTTTATGTATACAACTTTAATTGGTGGTCTAGCATACACAGCACAAGCTCACTTTAATTCTGTAGGTATGTCTTCATCTGAAAAGAAAAAATACTTAAAGAAAAAACTTGGAGACGTTAAAGGAGGTGACTATAGTAAAATTGCTATAGCCGCTTTTCAAAGAGCTGGTTGGTCTTCTGTAATGCCACCATTTATGGATATGATTATGGGGCAGATAGCACCAGAGCATAGATTTAATACTAGATCATCTGGTCAAGAAATGAATTTAATTACAGGAAACCCAACTTATGATTTAATTTTTGGTAAGTTCTTTCCAATATTAGGATCAGGTTTAAAAGCAACTAGATCAGATTATGATTTTAGTAAATCAGATTTAAATAGAATAATGAGAATACTTCCATATCAAAACTTATATGGAATAAATCAATTACTTAACTTTTTAAGAGACAATTCTGGATTACCAGATAAAGGAGCGAGGAGTTTATATTAATATATGGCATTTGCAATAGATACATACACGGGTAATAATAGCACAACAAGTTTTAGTGTAACTTTTCCGTACATTGAACAAGCACACGTAATTGTTTCATTAGATGGTGTTACTAAAACTATAACTACAGATTACACATTTACAAATGCGTCAACGATTACTTTTACAACTGCACCTGCAACTGGTGTAGTTATAAAATTTACTAGATCGTCTAACAGAACGACACGACTTGTAGATTACCAAGACGGGTCTACACTTACAGAAGCTACTCTTGACCAAGATGGAAACCAAAGTTTCTTTATGGCACAAGAAGCTATTGATGTTACAGAAAATTCATTAAATAAAAATGCACAAGATTTATTTGATGCTCAAAATAAAAGAATTATAAATGTAGCTACACCTACAAGTAATAATGATGCCGTAAACAAAACTTATGTTGATGCAGTTGCAGGTTCAGCAACAGCGGCGGCGGCATCAGAAACAGCGGCGGCTAATAGTGCTACTGCGGCTCAAAATGCACAAGCGGCGGCAGAAGCGGCTTTAGATACTTTTGATGATGACTTTTTAGGAGCTAAATCAAGTGATCCTACTCTTGATAATGATGGGAATGCACTAACAGACGGAGCTCTATATTACAACACTACTGACAATCGTATGAAAGTATACGATTTAGGTACAACAGCTTGGCTTTTTATTTCACCTACTTCTACAGAGCAAACTAAAATTAATTCTGTTGCAGATAACATTAATGCAGTATCAACTGTATCTACAAATTTAACTGATATTAATTCATTCGAGAACACTTACAAAATTTCAGCAACCGCACCGACTGGTGTGCCTGAAGGAACTCTATGGTTCGACACGACTTCAGACACTATGAAAGTTTACAATGGTTCGTCATTCGTAAACGCAGGGTCTTCCGTAAATGGCACTTCGGGTAGGTACAAATACATTGCGACTGCAAACCAAACGACATTTACTGGTGCTTCACATTCAGATACAGGCGGAAATACTTTAAGTTATGACGCAGGGTATATAAATGTGTTTAAAAACGGAGTACACCTTGACCCTTCAGATTACACGGCTACAGACGGAAATAACGTAGTCCTAGACGTGGGTTGTGCAGTCAATGATGAAATTTATATTTTAACTTTCGGTACGTTTAGTGTTGCT